TCTAACGTAAATCAAGGCAAGTAGCCGACGTTTAACGCCGACACACCACGTTTCCGTGGGGCCATGATCTGAGTGCTTAGTGTGTGCTGACCTATCATCGCATTCGCGACGGTGTGACATCCCAATGGGCTGTCTCAGCACTAGCTACAACATAACCACCTCTTTGCTTCCTAGGACGATACAGGATCTCCTTTTTTACGCGATGGGGCAGATGTGTAAGACGTCGAAGATTGTCGACAAAGGTATAGACCTTTGGCTTCTTTCTCTGACATCTCGCAAACTGCTCATCACGTGACTCAGGTATCACTTCGCGACTCCGGCGTTTAAGCCAGATAGCATAGTGTAGATCCTCAAACTGCAACTCCGTTGGCGTATATCGAAACATACAAAAACGGAAGTCGTAGAGTCCTTGCTGGCTGACACCGATTCTAGACCATGTAGGTCTATAGTTGACGTCAAACCGCTCAAAATCATTCATGATCTTGAGGCCAGCATCATCAGGAAAATCCTCTGGTACAATTTTAACTCTAATATTGTACTGTTGGAAACAACCAAACAAGGCTTCTAAAGCTTGCTTTCCATACATATAGTTCCGTGTCCCAAAGTACAACATGTACTTCGCGATTAAACGGTTTCCTATAATGTACAGCCAGGGCTCAAGAGAGCTAAGCCGGTTGTCGATGGGTCCCTTCAGGTAGAAGGGTCTTGTGTCACAGCCGCGGAAGTAATCACCTCCACAGCTCTCTCTAAAGCCCCGATCATCAATAAACGTCTTGTCGGCGTTTACGATGAACCCAACACTTTCCATGATTTGAATAAAATCCTGGGCTATGTTGGCGGGCACGATGCAATCGTCTCCAAAGACCGAACACGCCAGACGGTCTTCCCATTCAGGGAAGCTATCCAGTGTGCCGAGACTTTGAAGCCGCACAGCATGTGCAAGGCTATAGAACACGAGGGTCTCAAGCGGAAAAGTTACCGCGTTTCCCATTGTCGAGAACATTGCTAGTTCAACATCGTCTCCATTGACGGAGATAGATGGCGATCTAACTAGTTCGCAACACTCAAACCACATAGGAGGAATTAACCACCTTAATAGTTCGATACTTACACAGTCCGAAGCGGAACTCCAGTCAATCGTCGCCTCATTAGAGGTTATAGACGCATGACGGGCCCGCGCACGGTGCATAGTAGGTAGAGTCTCGAGTGCCCAGCCGCATCGACGGAAACGATCGTACATCATGCGCATCAGGCCTTGCTGGAGAAACATAT